TCTCCAGCTAACCAAGAAGATAAGGATATCCTACATAGTACCGAGAGTCCATCTGAAGAAGACTCACTTGATGTTGAGTTCCTGGAAGTTTCTTCATCACGTGTCGGTACCGAAAAGGAAAAACAAGGCCAAAGTGCTGAAAGTGCTGGTGGCAAATGAAGTTATATGCGTGGAAGAAATCATACATATAGTTAATTCCAGGTAAAACTATATACCCATAGGGTCTTTCTTCCACGTAATATAAAAAATTAACACTAGATAGGGTGTTTTAATATATTGCCTAGGACACTTTCTGACCTAGGGAATCGAACCAAGAAAGGGAAACTTATAATAGCAGGTTCGTGTACAACAACTAAGAAAGTCTGGCATGAAGTAGGAAAAACTTGGTTTATTGTGGATGAAGATCCAATCACGGCACTCAATTCAGTGGATTTGGAATGAATATAAGAACATTAATCGCATCCATTGCAGGCGTCTTCATGATGCTCGTTTTTGGCTGCTGCACGACTGTCAAAAACGACATTTATGCTGAGGCATTTGTTGTTTCGAACCAGCCTCCCCGCGAGATACGAGTACTCGTGTTTTATGATGGGCAAGTGACTGAGCAGCAGATATCTGAAGTTCTTGGTAAGACCGCCTCGAGCTTAAACGAGCAGGTGGGCATTACGTTACTTTATGACGTAATTCTTCCTTCTATGTGCATGAGAGGACATGCGGACTATCCTGATGGCGCTGTGACTCGTTTGGTGGAATGCTATAACGAGTTTCAGACTACTAACAACATTGGTGATGAGTTTGATCTGATTATATCTTTTCAGATAGGGTCTGTCGTGTCTGATGTTGTTGGTGGTTTGTTTAGGAATGTGCTTATTCCTACTTGGGAAGGTGTGATAGATAATACTTGGCGCAGATATATAACACTTCGTACTACTGATCCATGGGTAGTTTTGCATGAGATATTTCATGCTTTTATTCTCGAGTATGATCATTCTATGTGCGGTATTATGGCTCCTGTACAGCTTAAGATTCTTCCTGGAGTAGGAATAAAGTCTAGGTACTTGTCTCAGGCAGACCGGAGAGAAGTACTTAAAAACAAGTTTCGAGTTTTTAGAAACATAGAAGGACCTAAGTAATGCTCCTAAAACAAGATGACATTATCCAAGATATCCTCTCTTCTATGTATTTAAGCACTCGAGTTTTTGCTACTACTATTTTCCCTAATCTTTTTAGCTCTTCCTTTAGTCCTCTTCATACCCAGATTTTTGATCTTTTAGATAGCGGTGCTCGTAAGATTGCTATTGCTGCTCCTAGAGGTATAGGTAAAACAACTATAGCTAGGACTGTTGCAGCAAAAGGGATACTGTGGAGAGATATTAACTTTATTTCTTATGTATCTAACTCTGCTACAGTAGCAGAAATGCAAACTGAGAATTTGAAGCACGAGCTTTTATCTAATGTTTATGTGAAAGAACTTTTCGGGGATATTACTATTACTGATACAGAGGGGCCTAAGAAGGCTGAGGAGAGTTTCTCTAAGAAAGCTTGGACTGCCTTTGGATCAACTTATGTTCTTCCTCGTGGTGCTGGACAGCAGATACGAGGACTTAACTGGAGAGGCTATAGACCTCAACTAATTATAGTAGATGACCTTGAAAGTTCTGAAGAAGTACAGAACGAAGTAAACAGGCAAAAACTAAAGACCTGGTTTTTTTCGGATGTTATGAAAAGTGTGGATTTTTATTTGGATAACTGGAAAATAATCTACATTGATACGATGAAACACGAAGATTCTCTTTTAATGGATCTTGTTCAGTCTTCGGATTGGGAATCATGTGTTTTAAGTATATGTGATGAGAACTACAATTCATATGCTCCCGAATACATGACAACAGAAGAGATAAAAAGGGAGGTAGAGAGGCATAGGGAAGCTGGATTATTGGATTTGTTTTATCGGGAGTTTATGAATATCCCTATTTCGACAGAAGATGCTGTTTTTAAGCAGACATACTTTAAGTATTATGAAGAACACGAAGAAAAACTGGATCAAAATAAGCTAGTTGAGAATGTAGTAATAGTAGATCCAGCAAAAACAGTAAAACTTCATAGTGCTGAGAGTGCAATAGTAGGAATAGGAATTAATAGATCAGATGGTAGGATTTTTATAAGGGATCTTGTTGCAAAGAAACTACATCCTGATGAGCTATATGCCGAAGCTATCAATATGTGTATAAGACTTCGAGCAAGGGTTCTTGCTATCGAAGTAACTAGTCTTAATGAGTTTATCACATACCCGATAAAGAACGAACTTAGTGCCCGTAATGTCAATATAGAACTTGTTGAGCTTTCGGCTCGCAATAAAAAAGAGTTTAGAATAGCTGCTCTTGCGCCTTTTTATCGTAAAGGCAGTATTTACCACAATCCTTCTGTGTGTGGTCCTATAGAGGCACAGCTTTTATCTTTTCCCAGGTGCAAAAGATTTGATGCAATAGATGCTGAGGCATATGTAGTTGAGTTGTTGGAGCATGGGGAAAGATATTTTTATTCTGACTCAGATGACGAACCTAGTGGTTTGGATGTTTTTGCGGACATGGACGAACCGGCTTTTGAGGGGTGGAGAGTAATCTAGCCTAGGTCAAAAAGTGTCCTAGGCAAACTTAAATAATTATAGGAACTCTTCTATGCCTGCACAAGTAGTAAAAGAAATAGATAATATTGTAAGTGTTATTCCTGTAAGTGTTTCTATTGTTATTTCTTTTGCTTCGTTTATAGTGGGTTTTCTTATAAACATATTAGTTGTACGTAATAATTTTGTGAGTACACAAGATTGTGAGCGCCAGAAAGATGCATGTGAAAAGTGTAGGGATATGTTTGTAAATGAAATGTCATACAAAGTTACACATTTACATAAAAGAATTGACATACATGATGAGGTGCTTCAGGGGCTAAGAGAATTCTCAGTCAAAAACTATGGTATGTTGAAGGCTATAGCTAGTAGATTGAAGATATCTGATGAGGAAGTTACTTAATGGCTAAGCGTGAATTTTATATAGGTTCTGTAGGTCCTTTAACGTATAATGATTCAGATACATATCCTGATGGTGTGGCCCATGCTGCTGTTAGGGCAAGACAATTACACATATCTACTGCCCCTACACTTAATCAGCATGTGTTGAGATTAGCTGATTTAAGTGGAGTAATTCGGGGGGTATCTGTCGCAGATATCACCAACCCTACAGAGTTAGCTAGTTTGTCTGGTACTGAAGGATGTTTACTAGTAGCATACCAGTCAGGTGCTTTTAGAAACCATGTCACTTTATATACTTGGGATGTTACAACCTTAACTGAGGATATTCCTTGGGTAGTACTTAACAGTACTTCGGGTTCGTGGATAGCTATAGGAGGCAGATATACAAGTCAGCAGTTAGTGTTGAGGAAAAGTTCTAGTACTAATAGTCCTTTGACTCTTCCTGCAGGGACTCTTAATTCCTCGCCTGGTAATGGTGATATAGAAGCAGATAGTAAGGATCTGTATTTTACGATAGGGGGTACTAGGTATAAAGTTGTACTAGATACTAAAACTCAGACACTTTCTAATAAGGTTGTTTTAGGACATCTTCAAACTTGTTTTGTAGATACCTCCCCTGGAAATGTTACTAACACTACATCTGAAACCACTGTGTTTACGTATACAATTCCTGCTAATAGTATATCTGCTGGGCAGCAATTTATATGTAAGCTTAGAGGTAGGGTTCAAGCTAACACAGGACATACTTTAACTATCTATCTGAAGGTTGGTGGAACTACCTTGTGTTATGCTACTGTTTCTCCTAAGGTAGGTGGTTATCAGGGTTTTGAGATTGATGGAACTGTTACTTTTAGAACTTCTGGAGCATCTGCCACAGTATACGGACAATTAAATGGAAATTTGGGTATCGATGCTTCTGGTAATATTATACTTATTAGTTCTACGACTTCTTACGGTAGTGGCTCACGTAATACTTCGGGTTCTTTGGCTTTAGCTATTACTGTTAAGTGGAGTGGAGCAAGCACATCTAGTAATTTTGGGGTCCAGCAAGGGTCATTATTTAAACTGGCTTAGGTTAGCGAGGTTAAAATGCCGATAAATATCACAGGTTCTCCTTATTCCAATATGCAAACAGTTATTCCTCGTTCAGAGCATAATTATGTGTACCCAGAAGGATTGAATTTAAAACCAGGATCCCCGACACATGAAAAACTAAAACGCCTGGTTTTTGATTATGCGAATGAGAGTTATAGGGTTATACAGAGAAGGTTTGATAGTTGGAATAAGATCGATGAAAGTTTGACGGCATTTATTCCGGCGGATGAGGAAGAAACAGAGGTCTTAAGTAATGACTCACGTAAACCTGTGTCTATAGTTATTCCTTATAGCTATGCTACACTTGAGACTATTCTTACTTATCTATTGGCTGCCTTTGCTCAAGAACCTGTGTTTAGATATGAAGGTACTGGACCCGAAGATATTATAGGTGCTATGCTTCTTGAGATGTGCATAAATACTCAATGTCAGCAGATGAAAATAGCTTTGCCTTTGCATACTATGTGGCGGGATTCTCTTGCATATGGGTTAGGTGTAGTAGCACCTGTTTGGAAAGAAAAGTGGGGCTACAAGACAGAAGTATACGAAGAGCCTTTGTTTTCTTTGTTTGGACTTAATGTAGGTAAAAAGCCTGTGCGACAAATGAAAGAAGCTTTGTTGTTTGAAGGAAATGACCTTGAAAACATTGATCCTTATAGGTATCTTCCTGACCCTAACTATGGTGTGCATGAAGTACAGAAGGGTGAGTTTGTTGGGTGGGTAGAGACAGTTCCGCTTATGGAGCTTCTTAATAGGGAGAGAAGAGACGAGGATGTTTTTAATGTGAAGTACTTGAAAGAAATTTCAAGTCGACGTAGTGCTTTGTTTAAGAATGATGATTCTGCAAGAGGATCGAGGTACGGCGGGACAGATAGGTTTGCTATAAGTGAGTCTATAGCAAAGCCTGTTGATCTTATTCATATGTATGTTAAACTGATTCCAAAAGACTATAACCTTAAAGGTGGTGAATTTAATCCTGACGGAGAATATCCTGAAAAATGGTATTTTTGCCTTGCAGCTGACTCAGTTATTATAGAAGCCCGTCCACTTGGTCTCAACCATGATATGTTTCCTATCTGTGTCTGTGCTCCTGACTTTGACGGCAGAACCTCTACACCTATTTCTAGGCTTGAATTAGTGGACGGGCTTCAAACCTCACTTAACTTTATGTTTAATTCACATCAGGCTAATGCAAGAAAAGCCTTAAATGACATGCTTATAGTAGATCCTTTTCTTGTTAATATGAACGATTTACGTGATCCCCAACCAGGAAAGCTTATAAGACTGAGGCGTAGTGCATGGGGAAAGGGGGTATCTGACGTTGTACAGCAGCTAAAAGTGACCGACGTAACTGCAAATAACATAAACGACGCTAGAAATATTATTGACATTATGGAGCGTGTGAGTGCTGCTACACATAATCTGATGGGTGTTATGCGTCCTGGTTCTGAAAGACGTACAGCAACTGAGTTCGAAGGAACCCAGGGTTCAGCCTTGAATCGACTTGAGCGTATAGCTAGAATAATAGGTCTCCAGGCAATGCAGGACCTTGGATATATGTATGCATCACATACTCAACAGTTGATGAGCCAGGATGTGTATCTAAAAATAACTGGTGAGACCGAGAAAGAACTAGTTTCTATGCTAGGAAATAAAATCCAGAATGGACGTATACATATTACACCTTACGACCTTATTATTGACTATGATGTATTAGTTAAGGACGGGAGTGTTCCAGGAGGTAATTTTAGCCAGGCGTGGGTTCAAATATTTCAAAGTATTATTCAAAGTGATTTTGCAGCAGGAAGAATAGATATCTTCAAACTATTTAAGTACATCGCTCGTAATCTAGGAGCCAAGAATATTTCTGACTTTGAACTAAAACAAATGCCCACTGAGCAGGTACAACAGCAAGTACAAGAAGGAAATTTAGTTCCAATGCCTAATCAGGAAGAAGTTAGTATGGGGTAGAAACTAAGTTTGCCTAGGACACTTTTTGACCTAGGGAAGGAAAGAAAAAATATGAATATGAACATAGGTATGAAGATACGAAAACATTGGATTAAGTTTGTAGGAATTTTGGTAATTTGTTTTGGGGTTATGGGGTTTAATATTACTCCTGATATTGTTGTTAAAGGTGCTCCTTGGTATGATGTTAGAGGATATTCATCTCTTTCAAGCGCTTTAACTGCTATAGGAGCAAGTAATAAGACTTTGTTGGTTGTGGGTAATGTTAGTGTGTCGTCTGATGTGGAGATAGGTTCTAATGTTCATGTGTGGTTTTTGGGCGGGGGTAAATTTACTGTAGCTTCTGGTAAGACTTTGACCTTGCTGGGGCCTATTACTGCTGGAAATCACTTGATTTTTGTGGGGCCTGGAACAGTAGTTCCACCTAAGCAAGCCCTTGCAGTAGAATGGTTTGGTGGGTTAGATGAAGTAGTAAGTATTCTAGGGGCAACAAAAGCTGAGGTAGAAATATCTTCTGATTTGGTTGTAGCTAATAATATTTCCTTGCTAGACTCTATATATATGAGAATACGAGGCGGAGGAACCATAA